GATAGATCCCAAAACTGGATATAGATATGGTTATAAACCACACTATTTATCTAAAGAAGAAAATATTGCTTTAGGTATTGGTATAGGTGGTTCTATGACAATACCTGTTGTAGTTACTGCTACAAAGAAAAAAGAATATAAAAAGAAAAATAAGAATAAAAAACAGTTTGGTGGTGCAGTAGGACCAAACGGAATATTATAAAAATTAAGATTATGCCAGGAAAAGGAAAGAAAAGAATAAAAAAAATATTAGAAGCTAGAAAAAAAAGAAAAGAAATGGAAAAACTAGCTGATGAAACTATAGCATTCAGCAAGACTCCAGAAGGTAAAAAACAAACTCTTGAATTTAGACAAAGATTTAAAGGTGTTGATCTTACTGATCCAGAAGCAATGGCAAACCGTCAACAAGAATGGCTTCAACATCAAAAAACTATTGATAAATTTATCAATAAAAAGAAATTTGGAGGGGCAATAGGGCCCAATGGGATTTTATAAATTAAAATACAAATTATGGGAGTATTTAATAAATTATTCTCTGGAGGAGCTAGCAAATTAGTTGAATCAGTAGGTGGTGTAATAGATAATTTAGTAACAACAGATGAGGAAAAGCTTGATGCAAAAAGAAAGCTTAAAGAAATGATCATGAACCATGAGGTTCAGATGGAAAAAAATATAACTGACCGTTGGACGGCAGATATGAATTCTGATAGTTGGTTAAGTAAAAACGTAAGACCTATGGTTCTTATTTTTTTAATAATATGTACTATGTTACTGATCTTTATTGATGCAGGAGCAGTTACATTTCATGTAGAAGAAAAGTGGACTGATCTTTTACAATTAGTATTAATAACAGTAATTGGAGCTTACTTTGGTGGTAGGTCCGTTGAAAAATTTAAAAAGAAATAGTTATGCCTGGTAAAAAAAATGTAGTAAAAAAGGTTATAGAAAAGGTTACAAAGAAAAAAAAACCTAAAGTTAATAAACCTGGGCCTAAGCCTAAAAAAAATAAAAAGAGTGTAAATAATAAAAAAAATACTACTAATAAAAATAAAAAAAATACTACTACTAGTAATAAGTCTTGGGATAATCCTGATATAACTACAGCTGAAGCTTCTAAGAAAATAATTGCTACTGGAGGTAAGAATATAGGTAGATTTTTAAAATATGGTACAATATTGGCTGGTTTAAAAGAAACACTTGGTGATTGGACTGGTTTAACTAATCTTATAACTGGTAAAGGAAAATATGCTGCTCCATCTCAAAATATGGAAAATTATGATGCAAATCCTGGAATTAAAACAGGCGGTAAAGATCCTGATAGTAAAAACTATGAAGTTCCTGATCAATTTCAACAAGGTGGACCTGTTTTTAATTTTAAGGGTCAACAAGTTCCTGGTATGAGAACTGATGCTCCTATGACTAGAGACGAAAGAGGTGTCTATAGAAGAGGAGGATCTAAAAGAAAATAATAGTACACCCAGTAGGATTTGAACCTACAACCTACAGCTTAGAAGGCTGTTGCTCTATCCAGTTGAGCTATGAGTGCATAAAAAAAGAGGGACATAAGTCCCTCTCTTCATATATGGAGGTATTGGTTTTAATTACCTCTCTCTTTGATAAGTCCCTCAATAATAATTAAATAGTTTATGGCATCTCCTATTTTCTCATCTAAGAGTTCATCAGTTGGGACTTCATCAGGGCATTTGCTAATAATATTTTTGATTGACTCAAAGTGCTTACAAGCATATTCCCAAGCTACACCTTCTGGTGTATCATGAAAAGAAAAACCCACTCCTTTTTTAAATGATTGGAATACATCTAGGTCAGTAGCATATTCGTTCATTTTTCTAGAATAAGTTTTTCTAGTCTTTTCAAATCTCTTTTCTAAGAGATCTTTAAAGTCTTTAATTTTCATCTATAATTATATTCATGTTATTAACATGATCTTCTGAAGTTTTAGTATCAACATTTTTAATATCAATATTATCTTCATTTACATTTTTAGGAATGCTAGGCATACCCATGTCATTTAATGACACTTTAATGGTTTTTTTCATAATAAAATTTTTAATTAACAAATATCTATAGTACTTCTATAGTTTATTTAATTTCTCCGTAACATTTTTTCATTAATCTTGTAAGTTTTAATTCAAACCAAGTAACAATTTCAATTATTGTAGTAAGTATAAGAGCTATAGCCCAAAATATTATTATAATAATTAATAAAAATGTACCAATTATCATTTTAAAGTATTCAATAAGAGTTTTCATATTATAATTTTAAAATATATATCTAATTTTATTCCATGGTATTACTTTGTCATGTACATCAACAAAATGTTCTATGAATTGTTTTTTTATATGTCTAATATACCTAAGATTTTGACTCCCATATTGCGATATTTTATCCTCTTGTAAGTCAGGTCTCCATAAATCCTTTTCACCTGGTATATTATTTAATTCATTGCTAAAATGTTTATCTACATTATGAGTTAAAAATATACATTCTGCTAATACATTTTCTTCATTTATTATATTACTATTAATTAATTCAAAAAGTTCTTCATAATCTGTTAACCATCCTTTATATACTATTATAGGACTAAAGTTAATATGTACTTCATATCCTGCATCTTGAAATTTATCTATAGCTTTTATTCTTTCTAATATAGTAGATGTATTAGGTTCATGTATTTTTCTTTTATTTTCAGGCATCATGCTGAATCTTATTCTTATTTTTTTATTAGGATTGTATTTTAATAGATCTTCATTAACATATTTAGTTGCAAAACTTCCCATAATATTATCATGATGTTTAAAGAAATCAAATATTCTTTCCCATTCATGATATTTAGAATGAAGAGCAAAGTCTTCATTACAACTAATATCATATGTAATATATTTATGATGTGTTTGATTTGGTTTTTCTACTTCTACTGAAGCAAATAAAGCATGTGTATTTATTTCTGTTAAAATTTGATTTACGTTTGTTGATATAGATAGTCCTTTGGGTTTGTGCCTTTTCATATAACAATATGAGCAGTTATATAGGCATCCCCAGCCAAAACTAGGAGATATAAAGTCTGTAGATCTACCCGATGGGCGGATCTTCAGACTTTTTCTTATATCTTTTGTAATTAATGTCATATTTTAAATTCATCAAATGTATCATATTCTTGAGCTTCCATATCAGCATCAAAATCTGATCCTGTCATAATAGATTGACTCCATACACCTGCAGATTGTGGTCCAGGAACTACATGTCCGTTACCATTATTATCTGTCCAGTTTTGATCCATAGATGTTAATCCTGCTTGACTTAATAGTTCTGCAGTCATAAACTCATGAAACTTAACTTGATCACTCATCCATGTTCTTGGGTGAGATTTCTTAAAAGCATGTGTAACATGATTATAAAATGTCCATGCATTATTAAGATCAGCTTTATAATCATAAGATGGTTCTTTCATTTCTGCTTTAATGCAAGAAACTTGTGAAGCATCTATGATTTCTTCATCTAAAAATAATCTGCCCACTAATTCAGCTTGACTCTTTTTAGGAAGAAATATTTTTCTCATCTGATTTTTATCATCAATAAGTTTAGTATAGTATTTATTAGCTGACTTAATTTGTGAACTTATTTGAGTATGTATATCATGATCTGCTTTACCTGTATGTTTTCTAGCATAGTTTGCCATGTCTCCACATAACATACCATTGCTGCATACATTTACGAAAGCTCCTACAGCACACTGAAACCGTGTACTTTTATCATAAGAGTTAGTCCAAGCAAACATCATTCCCATTTCTTCATCTTCATTTGAAGCAAGATGATATATTCCTTGTGCCACTCTAGCATTCATATTTGCTCTGTAAAGCTCTTTTGTGATTGTGAAACCACTTAGGTCTAATAGAGTTTTAGTTGTCTCTATGACGTCTTTATGAGGAATAACTGTATAAGTTTTTCCATGATTAGGTAGTGGTGCTGCCACTAAAAAATCTTTTGTAGTAGTTGTTGGTCTTGTGTATCCCATAATTTTAGTTGGTTTATTGCCAATGGGAGCCGTGCACGAATGAAGTGTAAAATCTTTACTACACGACCTTGGCTCCCTTGGACTTATTTACAAATATAATAATAAAACTTATTCAAACAACATTAATTGGTTATCTTTTACACCAATTATATTATTAATTTCCTTCTCAATTGCATTTAGATAATATTTCTCATTAATATCATAGTCTGACCATTCTTTATGTTCTATTTTATTCATTACAGTTTGAACCCATTGTCCAGACTCTAATTGAATTTCTCTTTTATCATTTTTATTTATCTTTACGATTTTACAACCTTTATTTGAAATATAATATCTATTAATTTTTTGCAATTCATCTTGTTTAGCAATACCATCTTTAACATATATAGCATGTTGCCTCCATGCACCTTTAGATTTACCTCCTATACAATAATCAAGAATATTTCTATTATGTTTTATTGTATATTCTGGTAAAGTTCCATCAACAAAGTAAGCATACAATGCTTTTGGAATGATCAGTTTAGATTTATTCTTATGAAGAGCCAACCCTTCATATTCAAATCTACCTTTACATTTAGCTTTACCATTACTATCTACTGCTATATAATTATTAACATCAGCTAATACTAGTTTGTTATATTGATCATGTTCAAGATTAAGACCGGTTATTTCTTCCCATTCTTTACACACTTCCATATATTGAGGTATATATTCTCTAGGGATTATAGTCTCAACACCATCAGTATTTTGCATTAAAGCAACAGCTTCTGGTATTCTTGTCATAATCATTTCATATAACATCATTAATGTAAGTTGACCATTAACAGTAATAAACATAGTAAACTGCGGATCATATAGAAAAGAGTTCTTATCATTACTTAACCCATAAGTTGAATTCAAAATAATTTTATATACATAGTTCATCGGATCACTCTTTGGTATTTTCTTTCTTTCTGTAAAGAACCATTCATATAGTTCACAAAATTTCTCTTTAGGTATATGTGCAGGAGAATATTTATTAACAATAGCTAAATTAGGATAGAAAGATGTAACATCTGAGGACATTATAACTTTCTCATTATCAGACTCATACACTCCGGCCTTAGTAGCACCATGAGCACCACCTAATCCAAAGTCAGTTTTTACACCTTTATATTTAACAGATGACTTAAATCCTCCTTTAGTATAATTAGGATTTACTTCAACTGTTTTAAACTTTTCTAATAAGGTTTTAAATTCAGGTGTCTCAAACTTAGTATAATCTAATATAAGATCTTTAACTTTAATTACATTTCTAAATGTTCTTAGCTTTTTAACTTCATATTTTGGCATATCTAATTCTTTACTAAGATAATAAGCAAAGATTTCTTTACTTATTCTTGGTTCAGATGCACTAAATAGGTTAATATTATATTTTTCAGTTAAGTTCTTTCTTAATGCGATTAAAGGTTTACATCTATTGAAGATTTCTTTAGTAGCTTCTACATCATTAATACAGTATTCAATAACTAGATCTAACTGATCTTGTGTATTTATTTCTGTTTCATGGTGTATAGGCATATCTAAGATATTATCCCAATCCATAGTGTATTCTATCCATTTAAGACTAGATCTTTTAGCCATGTTATCCCAATGGTTTAATTTAAATACATCTATTTGTTTAATAGACATATGCCATTCAGGAAAT